TGGCCGGTATCCCGTTGATCGCTGACAGGATAAAAAACAGAACATGGGCCGTCGACTCCGAATATGTTGCATCAGCCACACCAGTAGACAGGTTGTAGCCACAACAAAGCCCTGCGGCATCGCACGTGACGACCGACGTGCCAGGGGTAGCAAGCAGGGTGAATTCTCCATTGGCCAGGTCGACGGTATAATCAGCCGTGAGCGTGAGCGCCACACCGGCTTTGTAAACATCAATGACATCGGATAAAGAAAACGGCACGCCGTTAAAAACCGTCTGGCTGATTTTGTACACATGCCCAACAGTGTCAATACAGACTGGCGTGATGTTGGCAACCTCGCCGAACAGGATCGGGATTGACTTGCCAACCGCATTTGTGTCCATGTTGGCATAGGTCGTAGTGTCGAATTTATCCAGTGGGATTTCACGCAGCGCGCCCCAGCGCACGTCGCGCACGTCGAATGTCACCCCGCCGTCGGTGAACGCCGGCTGCCTAATCAGCCCCGAGAATATCAGCGTCAGGTCGTCATAGTCGTCGTCAGGATAGCCAAAATGCACAACCAAGTCCTTGTTGTTCCATAGGTAACGCGTCCGATTCGACCAGAAAAACCCGTCCTTGTTGGTGCAGGAGATGGAGCCGAACTGGACAGCAACGGCCGACTGGTAAAAGTCAGCCACGCTCTGAGTCAGGTTGGGGATCGAGTCGCCCTTCAGGTACGGCAGGTATGGGGCCTCGTATAACGCATCAGGCGGCGCGAAAACGATTGACGGCCTGTTGGACAGGCAGAGCCAGAAATACGCTATGGTAGTGAACGTGGCGGGGCTGGCGCCGGTCGAGGTGTGCACCCACAGAATGCCATTGAGCATGTCATAGAAAAACGTGCTGGCGGTCGCCTTGCAGTCGGCCGAGGAGTACACGCGCACCAATGCCGCGCCGGATTGCTCGACCGCGACAATCTCGCCGTCAACGCTGGGTGTATGGTAGGCCGGGCTATCATGCGTCCAGGTGTACGCGCTGGCGCTGACCAAGAGACCAAGCCGAATCTCGGCAATCAACAGCTTTTCGCGGTCTTGGTCTGTAATCATCAACGCTCCGTCTGTAGCGTCAATTCGAGCGACTCCCACCCGCCAAAGCGGGAGCCTATCGGGGTAAATGCCCAGCCCGTCGCCCTGGCATAGTAGGTGCGCAGGTACGGGTCATCTTCCTCGGGGTAAAGCGTAAAAAACCACGCGCGCGAGGTTCCGACCGTGCGCTTATGCGCGTGCATGAGTACAGCGCTGGCGGGCGCCAAACCCTCGAAGGTAAACGTCGCCTCCTCGTATTGGGTAATGGCAAATGTACTAACCTGGCCAAACTCGCTCTCGGTGAGCGTGGATGGGTCAACCGGGTTGATTGTGCTGCTCGGCGAAAAACCCCACTGCGGGTCGAAGTAGGTCCCTAGGTAGATTTTCCCGAGCTCGAGGTGGTTGTCAGGGTTAGCTGCATCATTGAGGAGAATGCGCGTGTAGTTATATGCCACCGGCGACGCCTGGCTGTAAACGATGCACGGCGCATCTGGGTTTGTGCCTGCCATGGTGATCGGAACCAATATGTCAATCGGCGTGGTGGCGAAGTTGTCGTTAGATGCCTGCAATTGCAATGTTGCCCCAACGGTTAGGTTGTGTCCGAAAATAATCAGCGTGGTCCAGGGCGCCTTGCTGGCGCTGTAGGATTTCAACCATTGGTTGGTGATGTAGGATGATTGCGACTGCCAGGGCGTGACGAACCAACGCTTCTGGGTGTTCGTCGCCGGCCACAGGTTGCTCTGGCTCGAATACGATAGTGTGTTTACCGGCCAGAGGTTGTTTTCGTAGATTCTGATATTCGCCATGTCACACCGCCGCCGCGATCGCGTTCATGGGTACGCGGAAACGCTCATTTCGCATGGCGCTTTGTAACAAAGGAATTACTTTTCGGTTCACCGCGTCCTCCATGCTCTGCGTGTCGAGGGCTTGGATGGTAATGCGCAAGTTGACCGTTCGGTCCCCGCCCATACCCATGCCCTTGCCGTTTTTTTGCCGTAACGGGACCACGGCCTCGGGGCCGTCTTCGCCGATCAGCGCCAGAGTTGGGCGGGTGACAATACCACCCTCGGCCAAGGCCGGTATTGGTTGGCGCGCGATCATGGCCAATTGGACAGCGCCCATAGCCGCTACAACGGCGGTCATAAATATTCCAAAAAATCCGCCCTGCGCCAGGGCCTTGGTAATACCTGTCGCAATATTCACCGCGGCGTTTACCAGGCTGGCCGCCTTGTTTGACACAGCCGCGTCGTGCTCGACCTTCCGCTTCGCCTTGGCGGTTTCCTCGTCTAACTTCTTGATCGCTTCCGCCTTCTCTTTCTCGTTCATGGTCGATGCTTCAATGGCCGCCTTGCGTTTGTTGTATTCGTCGTCAATTGCCTTGGAGCGGTTGGAATATTCGGCCTGAATGAATTGATTCACCGACTGCAGCATCTGGTTGCTCAGGTCGATGTACTGCATGGTGTTGTCGCGCTCAAGTTTCGCCCGTTGGTCTGCATATTTTTTGGCGACGGCCGCTTTCTCTGCTTCAAACGTTTGAAATGCGGTCGACTCGTTCTGCCAGTATCTCAATTCGGCCTGTTCTTCCTGCGCGAGTAGGTATAGGCTGTATTCGTATTCACCTGTTGACAGCCGCTTCATTTCATCAGATAACGCCCTGCGGTTTTTTTCCTCGTTGGACAAATACCCGGATTGCTTCTTGGCTTGCGTGGCGTGCAGTTTTTCCTCAAACTTGGCAAGGCCCTCCTCGCGCTGCTCCCAGCGCTTGTCGTACTCGGCGTCCTCTTTCTCCATTTCCTTTTGGACTGCGGCTTCCTGCGCCAACCGTTTTAGGCCGCTGTCCTTCTCGATCTTGCGCAATTCGGCCTGGAATATCGAGTATGCAATCTTCCGCTCGCCCTGTTTCTTGTCCTCTGCGTCAGACGTGGCGTTAATCTGTTTTATGTTCTCGTCGTAGGCCCGTTTGGCTTCCCGGCGCTCGAACTCGTATTCGTTCAATGTCAGCTTTTCGAGAGAGGCAATTAAAGTGGTGTGGATTTTTGCAATCTCGTCGCTGGCGGCCTTGACTACACTTGTTTTTTCGACCTGCAGCGATTTGAATTTTTCGACATAAGCAATGGTTTTCTTGGCCAGTTCATCTTCGGACACACCCGTCGCGCGCAAGCCCTCGCGGTACTTGGCCAGGTCATGTAGCTGATCGGCGTTGGCTGTTCGCTGGAAGTCACGAACTTTTTTATAGCCTTCTCCCATTTTGTTTGTGTCGGCGATAATCCCCGCCATAGCTTGGTCTTGCGCAGCTGACCACAGCTTGATCGCGGCTGTAATGGCAACAACCACACCAAGGGCAATGCCGAAGGGTCCAGTCAGTGCGGTTAAAAGGCCGGGAACTTTCCCTAAGACGCTTGAAACGCCACTCAGTACCTTGCCAAATTCGCCCCAAGCGCCGGCCAGCTTCCCGACAGTCACAAGCAACCCGCCACCGACCACCAGCAACATGCCGGCTACCTTGGCCACTGTCGTCAATGCAGACGTCAACATGGGGTGCTCCTGCGTCCAGGCATTGACAGCCGTCACCACTCCGGTGATCGTTTTGGTCAGCGACGTGATCATCGGCATGAGCGTCTTGCTTACCTGCAGCGCGACGCCCATCATCGAATCTTTTAGGTCATTGAACTGGATTTTCATTTCCTTGGACTTGGCGATGGTCTCCTTGTCGAGCACAAGGCCGAGTTTGCGGGCCTCTTCGGTGTTCTCCCTCAATCCTTCGCTGCCCTTGTTCAGCATCGGGATCAGTTCCGCGCCCGAGCGCCCGAACATCTCCATAGCAAGAGCCGTTTTCTCGGCTCCGGCTGGCATTGATTTAAACTTGTCGGCGACGTCGTACAAAACGTCATTCATCGGGCGCAATTTCCCGGCCGAGTCCGTGGCCGACACACCCATGCGGGTAAACACTTTTTGCGCCGCGTCGTTACCCTCTGACGCCTCGTATGCTTTGCGGGCCAATAACCCGAGCCCCATCTGTAACGTGCCAATTTCCACGCCCGTCTCGTCTGCCGCTTGCCCGAGGCCGGCCAGAACGTCCTGCGCCATGCCGGTGCGCCGCTCAAGGGAAACCATCTCGCTGACATAGGAGGCAGTGGACGCCACCATAGCACCCAAGGCGCCAGTCACCACGGCGCCAGCGGCCGCCATTGTGGTGCCAAGTTTTTCAACGTTCTTGTGTTGGTTCTTTAGCTCTTCTCCAAAATCGATAGCGCGCTTCTTGGCCTCATCCAGGCCGGACTTGAAATCGGCGCTGTTTAGTACCAGCTTGGAAAATATCGAGCCTACATCAAACCCACCAGCACTCATTCAAACACCTCTTTTAAACTGTTCAAATTCGATCTCTGCTCTTCTGCCGGCATCTGGCGCGGGTTCAGTTGGTCAAGGGCGAAGTTAATGCGCTCAAATTCCGCTTCAACGACTTCATGGTTTTCACAGGCTGCAAGACGCATGTCATTTATGCGCCTTGCCCGACTGGTTAGGCTCATCATTTGCGCCTCCCTGTACCACAAATTCAAATCCCGTTCGTCAATCCGCGCCGCATCATCCCATCGAATGAGGCCAGGGAACGCTCGCGCTATTTCAGCGATTCGTTTGGCCCTGGCCTCAATGCGTTTTTTTCGATCTCCGTACCTACAATCTGTGTTGCGCTCTTGGCGATACAATCCCGGATGAAATATTCCAACCGGAGCAGCCAGCGCATGTCTGCCCGAGCCGCAGCGGCCTCGGGAATCCCTACCAGCACGGCACGCCTGATCAATAGCCCCAGGTCTTGCTTTTCCTTAAACTCGGTCGTGAGATCGTCGAATTGATCCAACATGCTCTTTGTCAGCGGAGGCACCTGATACGTTACGCCCTCCAACTCGACTAGGATCGGGTCGAAAAGCGAATCGTTCATGGTCAACGTAGGCATGACTTAAGCCGCCGTGTCGCCGAGGTAGCCGAATTTGCCGGTGAACGCGCCACTGTTGGCGACCGGAAACACCGAGAAACTCACCTTGTAGATGCGCTGCCCGGAGTTGTCCCACCCAAGTTCCATTTTGGTGCTGGGGTACGTCTTGTAAAGCACCAACCATTCGTTGGCGTCAACAGACACGGTGCCATTGATGATGGGTTTCAGCATCAATTGTTTGGCGCTGTCGTACATATTCCCGCCTACCGCATTGGGTAGGTCGATGCTGTCATTGGTCTTTGTGCTGCCAGACACGACAGCGTTTAACTGCGTGATGGTCACTCTTGTCAGCGGCACGTCAATCGCCGCAATCTTGCGCCCAGTGAAAACCTCATCAACTGGCGCCTCGCCGCTTTGATCCTCGTGGATCGGCTTCGTTGCGTCGTCAATTTTCACCTTCACGCCGCCCTGTGTCGGACCAACAAGCACGCCATTCCAGTACACATTACACGGTCCCAAATCCCTCAAAGGTCCTTTAGCCATAATAGCCTCCTATTTGTTTTGAATCCTCAACAGGTAGTTCGCGGTATATTCATGCCGGCCCCGGTCATCCATGCCAATCGACGCCGGGCCATTCACGGTCTCTGCGGTCGCCAAATGAAAAGCGAACCCCGAACGCACAACAGGCAGATCAATCGCGCACGCTCCGTTGATCAGGGTGTGAATCGCCCACGCGTCATCATAGGCGAGCTCGTAACTGGTCGCGCGCGTGAGCACCTGCAGCCTAAAGTCAATGCGATCTCGCAGGTAAAAATCAGCCTGGCCTGGAACACGCGGCAGAAGTGCAACACAACGATCCGGCGCCGACTCAGGCCGAAATCCACATTGCAAAGTGGTGCCCAATTTGTACGCAGTGGCGTTGTTTATCCAAGTTGCGATCTCAAGTATCACTTGCCACCGCCAATATTTTGCTTGATCACATCAGCCGCAACCTGCATATACTGGTTGGCATTGGCAATAACCTTACTCTCAAGGTACTTTGGGCCAGTTCCCGCCTCGTGGAACGTAACCTTGTTGCCCGTCACCGGGTCAATGTTGTCCTCGGCCTCATGCCAGCGATGGGCGTACGGAACATTGAACGATGCCCCGCCGAGCCCTACAGCAACAGACATTTCAAGCCCCTGGTTCAACCCGTCCGTGTCCATGCGCGCAGAGCGCACGAGCGTACCTTGATCATGTGGTGGCCTCGGCTCAATGTTCTTGGCGTCCTCAAGGAGTTTGTCTCCGGCTGCACGTAGCCCAGCCTTGCAAGCGCTGAATGCAACTTGCTCCAAATTGTCCACGCCGGCCAAGAACTGCGTGATGTCCATAACCATGTCGCCGTCGCTCATGTGATTGCCACCTCAAGCAGTTCAGCCCCAGGCAATGATCGCTTGCGCGTGATGGTGATGACCTCGTAACTCACAGCACCCACCTTGACACGGTTCCCGATGCTGACAGACACGTCAGCTGACACATAAACAATGGCCCGTATTAGGTGATTCTGGCCGGCCTGATCTTTCACTGATTTTTCGCCCCAAACGATGTAACATTTCACCGCAGTCTCGGCGGTGGTTGTGCGCCTGTTGAGCGTATCCATTGCAGGCACCTGAATGGTTGCATCGTCGATCAGGTACGAGTGGATCATGCGGCACCTTTCGCGCGGGCGTCGAATTGGGAAATTGGAGAG